ACAAAACGCAAGAGAACAGATAAAAGTAAGTATAAACATCAAACCACTGGAGATCACTGTACCTGCGCTTCTTATTTAGCAGAAATGATGTGTCTTCGTTTAGCAGAGTATAAGAATGAAGGTAATCTCACGTATAAGTTCTGGAATAAGAAACCTTGGGATTGGACTTTTAAGCAGCAGATGTTTGCTGCAAATAAGTTAATCAAAGAATACGGAGAAAAAGCAGTTGTAAAAGCACTGGTTAGTCAGAAGTCTATATTCTCTTTAAAAAACAAACGGTTGATACCAGAAATAAAGAAGCAAGTAAAATTAATAGAACAAGAAGAAAACAAACCCAGTCAGGAGTTAGATGTAAAGAAAGAAGCAAAGACTAGGAAAAAATCATACGGAAAGAAATCTGGACTAAACAAACTTAGAGGATTAGATAGTGGCAAAAAAGAAAGCGAAGAATAAGTTTGAAGATGATGTTGTAAGCAACGCTATTATTAAAAAATATGGAGACATTGTAGAAGAAGGAACTAAGGTGCTTAAAGACTTAGAAAGCTTTAAGAACCTTTCTATATCTCCCGCCTTAGACTTAGCTCTTGGAGGTGGACTTAGAGAAGGAAGTGTTACGATCATGGCTGGAGACCCCAAAACAGGCAAGACAACCACAGCGCTATACGCCGCCGCAAAAGCACAGGCAGCAGGAAAGACGGTTGTATATTTTAATACAGAGGGTAGATTAACAAAAGAGAACTTCAAAGGTATCAAAGGTTTAGATGTAGACAACATCAAGATCGTACAAGCTACTGATGCCCAACCCGTGGTATCTGCTGAAACTTTTCTAAACGTAATAGAAACATATGTAAAAAATACTCCAGATTTTTTTGGTATCGTAGACTCATCTTCTAGCATGGTTCCACAAGACGAGCTAGATGGAGACATTCGCACAGGAGTAAGGAACCAACTCCCCAGATTAAACTCTATGTTCTTTAAGAGAATTTCTAACGACGTATCAAGAACAAAAGCCATGTTAGTTTGTATCTTGCATAACATCGCAAACACCGGAGGTTCTAGGTGGTCGCCAGCAAAAATGGCAGACGGCGGAAATATGATTCAGTATCAAGCTGGAACTAATATGGTTATCACCCATAGAGGCAAATGGGAAGAGACAGACGACAATGGTCGAGACGTGGGTCAAGTTGCCAACTGGCTAGTGAAAACATCTGCCTCTGGAGGTAAACCTAACTCAAACGCCGTTTCTTATATTAAATACGGTACTGGTATTGATGAGATCAGAGAACTTTGCGAAATAGCAAACGAATTGACATTCATCAAACAAGCGGGCGCTTGGTATACCGTCTTGTCTGCAATAGGGTCTGAGGATAAAAGAATATTATCACTATTAAAAAAGAGCAAAGTAGATCCTACTAATCAAGAGGCAGTAGAAAAATTCTTTAAGTTCCAAGGGATGTCAAACCTTAGTAAGTTTATTCAAGAGAACGAAGAAATACAAGCCTTTCTTTACGACGAGATTAAGAGTGTTCTATGAAAGTTACGGGTTTAAACGGAAGAGAGTATAACTTAGATCTTAAAAAATATATTGTAAAAAAAGATGACAAAACTAAAAAATCTCGCTATCATATAACAGCGAGAGATCTACTACACGAAATGTTTTCTGGTTATAATATATTGGAAGAAGTAAAGCTTCCGGGGTCTAGGTGTCCTAGTAAAAAATCTGTTCTGTTCCTAGATTTTTATATACCAAATCTATCACTAGGAGTAGAAGTTCATGGACAACAGCATTATGATTTTTGTAAATTCTTCCATAAAACAAAAGCTGGGTTCTTGACTTCTGTCAAAAGAGACTTTATAAAAGAAGAATGGTGTACATTAAATGGTATTGATTTAATTGTACTAAAATATTCAGACAAAATTGAAGATTGGAGAAAACAAATTGACTGCCGCTGAAAGATTAAAAGAGTTCTTAGATGGTGTTGATAATTACATAACCGCAAAGAATATAACCCCAACCAAGTTTAAACCAGAGTTTGCCCTAGCTGAAACTTTAACACTAGCTAATTTGGATAGGCTTACTCAAGGTGAATGCTTTGGTTATGCCTACCAACTAATGCAGTATGTAGATCACGTTGGTACAGAACGCGCCAGTTGCGAAAATGTAATACGATGGTGTGAAAATTCTCTCCAAAGTATTATATCCGAAGCTTTAAGCAGTGGGATTTGGGATACATACGCCAAACATGAAACCAAGGTTGCAACTATCTTGAGAAACGATGACTTAGCAAGAAAAATCAATGATTGGAAACTAACTGCTCAAGGAAGACTTGAAAATATTAAGTCTAGAGAGTATAATGTTAGGAGAAAGGCTGATATCCTATTTGAAAAAGGTAAGAGAAAATGAATCCAAAAGACATAGCTAAATTTGTTGAGTCGTTAAGCAAAGAGCAACGTGCGCAGTTTGAAGCTGTTTTTAAAACTGTTGGCGAGTCAATGGAAGTTGAAGTTAAACAAGAAGAACTAAAGCAGGACGTTCCTGTGAATAATGTTAACGAAGATTTTCGTGTAACTAACAGTAGGTCAGAAATAGAAAAAGGGAGAAAACCCGTGAGAGCGAGAAAAAATCGCTGGGAAGACACAGGAGAGTGGAAACTACCAGAAGGAGAAGAAGAGTGGGGAGACAGAAAGCGAGCCTCAAGGAGTAGAGCTAATGCTAAGAAAGTAAAATTAGAATGTTCTGTGTGCGGAAAAACATTCATGGAAAGCCAAAACTTGGTATACGGAGAACACCACCGATGTAATCGGTGCGGGAGTAAATGATGGAATCTAAACTGTTGGACCTAGGCGCAGAGAGAGCAGTTCTTGCTGGTTTGTTCTCTTACGGTCTAGAGTCATACGTTGAAATAAGTGATATAATTGATCATACTAGTTTTTGCCATCAGAACAACCAGTTAATATACAAATGTATTGAGAAGATATTAATAAAAGAAGCTCAGGTTGACCTACCGGCACTACTTTCTGCTGCGGATCAGTTGGGTTTTTCGGAAACAATACAAACAAAGCAAGAGCTTGAATACATAAATTCTTTAATGGAGTTCCCAGTAAAGAAAGATAATGTAATACACTTTGCTGCACAGATTAAAAAGTTTGAGTTCGCCAGAAAGATTAGAAGTCTTGCTAGTAAAATTGGTAGAGACATAGAAGATATTAAAGGCGATGAAGATATTGATGATATTATCGGAATTGTAGAGAACCCAATCACGGAGTTTTTACAAGAAGATGATACTAGAGATAAGCCAGAAAAGATAGGCGAGGGGTTAGAAGAATATGTTGACTTCCTCATTGAGAATAAGTGTGACCAGATAGGAGTACCTAGCGGGTTCGATAGATACGATGCTGCTATCGGAGGTGGTCTTAGACGTAAATGCGTAGACTTAGTTTCTGCTCGCCCCAAGGTGGGTAAGTCTGTATTTGGCGATAACGTTGCTGTATCTGTAGCAAGAAAGGGTGTCCCCGTATTAATGCTTGATACAGAGATGAGTAAAGAGGATCATCTAAATAGGATACTTTCCAATATTAGCGGTGTTCCTATTAGCGAAATATCAACAGGTAAGTTTGCTCAAGATGAAGAAAAGTTTATTGCTGTAAAGGCAGCGATGAATGAAATCAAAGATATACCATACACATATGTAAGTGTAGCAGGAGCGCCATTTGAGAATATCTTAAATCATATCAAACGATGGGTAATTCAAGAAGTCGGTACAGATGAAAACGGAAGAACAAATGAATGCGTAGTTGTTTACGATTATCTAAAACTGATGTCGTCTGCTGGTATATCTGGAAACATTCAGGAGTATCAAGCACTTGGATTTCAAATCACAAACCTGCACAACCTTGCTGTTAAATATGATTTCGCATGTCTTGCCTTCGTTCAATTGAACAGAGATGGTATAACAAAAGAATCTACGGACGCTGTAAGCGGTTCTGACAGGCTTATTTGGCTGTGTACATCATTCTCTATATTCAAAGAAAAGTCAGCAGAGGAACTTGCAGAGGACGGCCCAAAGGCAGGCAACAGAAAACTTGTGCCTATCGTCTCTAGACATGGACCCGGAATGCACGATGGAAACTATATTAATTTAAAAATGGATGGAGACTATGCTAAACTTTCTGAGTTAAGAACAAGAGATGAGTTTATAAAATCTGGTACTGACGATGCGATTGAAGGCGCAGAACTTCCATTTGAAGAGGATAAAAATGAGTAAATACGAAGCAGAATTCAACGGTGGACCTTCTCATGGAGATATAATTCCTTTACCAAAGATGGAAACTATATATAAAGTCACGAAGGTTTATGATAGTGGACTAATGACAGAGTCCGCATACTGGCTAGTTAAAGCAGAGGGTCAAAGGTTATTTTATGACCTACAAGAAGAAAGATTCATTAAGCATACATCACACCTTGAAAGAGACCCTAGATGACCAAGACAAAGCAAAATCTTGACCTAAACAAAGTAAAAGATCTAATTGTAGACAACATTGAAGTTTTGTTAGAAGATTTAGATATAGACTATGAATCTATGTCTGACAATGTTTTCATGAGGTGTCCTATACATGGAGGTGATAATGATAAAGGATTGTCAATATCTTTAAAACAAAAGAACTGGAGATGCTGGACCCGTAGTTGTCACGAAGATTTCGGTACAGATATCTTCGGATTTATAAGAGGCGTTAGGGAAGACTCAACTTTTTCAGACACACTAAGATACGTCTGTCAACTCTATAACATCGGCAACGAATACCAGTCTACTTCTACAAAATCAAAGAATAAAAAAAGCGAGTTTGACGAGATAGTTAACATCTTCAGTAAAAAGAGAAAGACCGTGCAGTCAGAATACGTAAGAGATGTAGAGACTCTAAACAATTCTTTTTATTTTGAAAAAAGAGGATTTTTACCTGACACATTAGCTCATTTTGGAGTACAAGATTGTATAGATAAAAACTCCAAGATGTGGAATCGCGCTATAATCCCAGTTACCTTTGAAAAAAAAGAGATAGCATATATCGCGAGAGCAGTAAAGAATTTTATACAACCAAAGTATTTATTCTCTACCGGATTTAAGAAAACAGAGTATCTTTATAATTACGACAACGCAATAGAAACAGCGAAGGAAAAACATGCTTTATTTTTAGTGGAAGGACAAGGTGATGTTTGGAGAATGCACGAAGCAGGAGTTGCGAACTGTGTAGGTCTTTTTGGTAAAGATATTTCTGAAACCCAAAAGTCACTATTAATAAAGTCAGGAGTAACAGACTTGGTAGTACTAACAGATAATGATCAGGCGGGCAGAGAAGGAAGAATGAAGATACAAAGAGAATTGAACAGAATGTTTAATTTAATTTATCCCCCAATGCCTAAGAAAGATGTGGGAGACACATCGGTGAAAAAGATACAGAAACATATTTTATCCCAAGCAGAAGGACTTTATTGATGATTCTAGGCATATCTGGAAGGAAGCAGGCAGGCAAGACAACTGTAGCGAATATTATACACGGAGAAGTTTTACTAAAAAACAAACTGATAACCGATTATAATATAAACGATCAGGGAAAACTGGTTATAAAAACGACCAACGCTCAAAACGAAGAAGGCTGGGGTGAATTTGACATAGAACGTAAAGACGAAGAGTTTATGGAGTATGCTCACTACAACATGTGGCCTTATGTTAAACTTTATAATTATGCCGACCCCGTAAAAGATATGTGCATAAATCTATTTGGTTTTACTTACGAGCAAGCATATGGAACAGACGAACAAAAAAATCAGACCCTTCCAGATATTCGCTGGGAAGACATGCCACGGTTTCAAAACATGAATCTTATGGTAAAGATGCCAATTGACGCAAGAAAAAGTTGGGACTGGAGAGAAGGGGAAATGACCGCAAGAGAGTTTATGCAATTTTTTGGGACAGATGTCATGCGAAAGATACACCCAAAT